AGACCGCCTCAGCCACGTCGCCGGTGGTGATGGAGCGAAGAGCCAAGGTCGTGGCGTCGATGGCGACGGCAACGCCGAAGGTGGTCGGATAGTTGGTGGGGTCCAAAGGACGGGCTTCGATCGTGGCGGCCGAGGACCGGGTCACGGCGCCGGGAATGCCGGCCGGCATGCGGTAGGTGAAAGCAACCATTGCTTGAGCTCCTTACTTGTGCTTCCAGAACGCGCGGTTCTGGGCGTTGATGTCGGCGACGTTCTTCGGGCCGATGCCCACGTTGCCGCCGAGGTCTTTACGGATCACGGGGCTGTTCTGCTTGCCGGCCACGGCAGCCGCGCCGTTGAACAAAACGGCGACTGAGTCACAAGTGGCGGTGCGCAGGTCGAGCTTATTGCCGGCCAACACCGAGCTGATGGCGTCGCGGCTCTTGCCACCGACGGCCCACGCCTTCTTCAGGGCGTTCTTGCGGAACTTGCACAGGGCGTCGCGGGTCTTCTTGGGGTTCTTGCTGTCGACGGTCGGGAACTTAATGCCAGGCACCAGGATTTCGGCTCGCGAGAAGGTGTTGCGGGCCTCGGTCGACAGAGTGCCCATGGCAGCGTCACGGCCCTTGTCCCTGGCCTTGTCTTCGCCGAGGATTTCACCGCCCTCACCTTCTTCACCACGGCCTTCACCACGGCCTTCGCCCACGACCTCTGCGTCCTCGCCGAGGACCTCATCGCTTTCTTCTTCGTCGTCCTCGGCCGACTCGGAGTTGGCCAGTTTGGCCACGGCCTCGGCCAGGTCTGCCAGGGTGTTTTCGATCGCTTCAAAGCGAGAGTCGACGTCGGATCCACCAGCGTCGGGACGCTCGGTTTCATCCGCGTCAGACGCCGGAGCTTCCTCGGCCTTGGCGCCGAGGTGGACATGGACGTGGGTGTCACCACGGCCGGCTTCGACCGAGCCTTCCTCGTCATGGACCTCGCCGAGATCGATCCCAGCATCTTCCATCAGTTTCTCCACGCCTTCAGCGTCCTTGCCCTTGATCAGGGCGCGGACACGGTCGCGCAGCGTAACCTTCTTGACTGCCATTGCTTTATCTCCAATTGCGCATCGAGGACCACAGCGGCCTTTTTCAACGAGTGCGACATGGTTTCCGATGATATTATGCTGCTGGCCGACACCGGCACTCAGCTGCTCATAGTCAGCGTCGTAGCCGCATGATACTTCACGCTTACCATCCTCGATGTCCTTGATGGCTTGCAGGTCTGTGATCACGAGGTCGGCCAGCAGGCAATCCTCGAGCTCACCCTCTCCGCGACGCACGTTCTGGACGTGGCCGACGGAAAGTTCCTTCCAATTCTCTGGGGTGACGTCTTCCTCGGGATGGTCGTTGACCGAGGCTTTGCCTTCGAACGACGCGATCGTCGCCGGGCTAAATAGCTCTTCAGGAGTGCGGGTCACGCGGATCAGACCATCCTTCCCCGCGTCAACCGGAATTTCGCCCTCGGCGTAGAGCATCAGGGCCGTGCTGGCGATTGGCACATCGTAGCAGATAAGGAAACCTTCGGGCGTGAATGCACGCTTGGAGCCGAATGAACCCTTGCTGTAAAACTTCATTCCGACCCTCCAAGGTCTATTGCCCATCCGTAGGGGTATGGCGCCGCTGGGTATACCATAATTGGTGTGGTATGTACACTATTATTTGGCGCCAAACCAATAATTACTCACTAGACCGACAGAGTGGCCAGTGCTAGTGAGTAAAGGCAAAATACCCGTCATTCAGGAGGCGTTGTGGTGTTTACATTTGGCGCCTCAAACCCAGGCCAGCCTTCATCCACATCGAAGCACTTCTCACACGGCGCACTGTCCACTGGACCAGCCGCATGCTTACATCCGCAGCATCCTTGTTCCATTATAGTAGCTCCAACACACAAGAATTTTTGGTCAGTTTCAGAACCTTGAATTTTGATCCTTTATCCAAAAGGATTTCATTTTTCGTTCGGTTCTTTACTTCACCGTCTAGGGGAATAGCCTTTGATCCTTTTGGCACTTGGATCGTCATCCAATGAGTTAAAGAGGACCCAGTGACGCTAGACTTGTTGGTTGTGGTAGACATGAACCCTGCGTCGCTTACCTCACCAGTTTTAGCTTGCGCGACGATTTTTGCCCAGGCTTCGTTATCAACCCCGCGATAAACAGTCGTGTCATTTTGGAGGCTGGCTTTGGAAAAAGCATCATCAAGCGCAGCGATGTTATTTTTTAGGTCTTTTGAATTCCGTATTGGTGTCCCAGAGGAGTATTTACCTTTTTCCACGGCGGTGCCGTTTCTCAAATAATCATTAATCGGATACGAGCCGGCCAGCGTATATGCTTCTAGCGCCTCTTTATTTGATTTCGACAATTCATTTTTCGCGGCAGTTTTCTGGTTTTTCGGCTCTGAGGCTTGGGTCCGCGGTGCAGTCGTCTTAGATTTTGAACTTAGCCGGCCACCCGCGCCAGCTATCACTTTCCCGGCTCCGTTCACCAACACGTGCGAGCCTGTCATGGTGATCCAGCGTTCAGAGTCATCAGTAGTGTGGACGTGGATGTGGGTAGTCATTTACAACTCCTCTGGAATGACCGGCTCTGGGTAGCACCGGCAATTTGGGATGCAGCCGGCATGCCCAGTCAACTTGTCAAGCGTTGGTGGGCTGTCCCAACGAACGAACTGCCCTGCCATTTTCTTGTGGGACGGTCTGACATCGTTATCCGATGACGTGCGCCAGATGTAGCCCGGAGACCCGATGCCCTGGGCCCGAGCTTGCATGAGTGAGGTCTGAGTCCGTCCAGTCTCTGTCCTGGCAATTAGCGTTGCCCGACTCGCGGTGACGTGGCCAGTCTCTAAAATCTCTTTGGCAACCTCTGCAGCCCGAGTAGAGTTGGTCAGGCCCTCGATCGTGAGCTTGTGCACTCGCTGCGCTGCCTCAATGGGGAGGCTGGTGATCAGGTCCACGTGCTGTTCAAGCAGTGCCCTCAGGTTCTGACCGCTGACTTCCTTGTCGAGCTCAGCACGTAGAGCATTAGAGAGACCTTTGGTCTGAGCTTTCCAAGAGCGGCGGTCTTGGTGGTCGAGCTCAGCAACGAGTCGACCTGCAACTGACTCAGCCCAAGGCTTCAGCACCTCTGAATACCGCTCCAAAACCTGACTGATTTTTTCGGATGACTCAGCAGTTCCGACCGGGAAGCCCTTGACAATTCGGCCAATCTCGTGGGCGACCCGCCTCAACTCTCGCGCGTAACGCAGTTCCAGGCCCTTCGCACGTTGGAAGTCGGCTCGTTGAGTCTTAGCGTCACGCGTGAGAGTGAGGGGCATGGGTTAGATCGTCACGCGCTTGAAGTTATTGTTGATAATCGCCCGGTATGCCTGGGGCGACTGGCTCGCGGTAGCGTCACACCGGAGAACGCTGGTGCAATCGTACCCAGCGTTTTTCAGCTTCTCGATCGTGGAGTGGTCGTTTGACCCGTTGCAGACGACGTAACCACCGCTCTTGAGCCGAGCAATCGCCAAGTCTTTGTACGGCTCCAGCGGAGCCAGTTTCTTGGCGTATTCCAGCCGCGATCCATCAATGGGCTTCTTCACCTGCGACGTGACCCAGGAGCTGAACTCCTCCGCGTCCTTCGTGATCTTGGCCATGGCGTCACGGGCTCGGGTCATGGCGCAGGGAGCGGAGTCACCGGCCCCAGCCTTGGTCAGTTCGCGTTCTTTGAACCACTGCTCAGCATAATTCCCAACAGGCCCGCACACGTACATGGGAGGCATCTTCTTACCGCCAATTACGTCCTGCGCCCCGACTCGTTTGACCTTCATCCCTTTGTACCCATAGCTGGGGGCGTTGACCTTATCGCCGACCTTAAACTTGGGCTCACCTTCCGCGTCCTTCGTGCCCTTGATCTTTCCCATGGCGTCTGTGATGCGGGACGCCGCGTCTTTGGTTTCGCCCTTTTCGCTATAGGCGATCGCCGCGGCCTGGTTCATCGGCTTACCAGCCTTGAGCTCAGCACCGATGTTGTGCCCGAAGGCGGCTTTGGATTTGCCATGTTCTAAAGGCATCACATTCACTCCGAGGTCTTGATGGTTAACGGCTTCGCCCAGTCGTCGGACTTCAGCCAATCTTTGAACTGCTTGAGGGTCATCACCTTAACCCCCATGATCCGGTCTTGGCCCTTGCCATCGTGGTAACTGGCGCAATAGTCTCTGGTCGCCGAGCTCTGGTTGAAGTAGCCGAGCATGCATTTGTGCTCGTCGAACTCGCCCGTGCTCAGGTTGGCCTGGTCGATCACGTAGACCCTCTGGCTGTGGCGAAGAGGACCGACGAAGACATCCATCCCTTCATCAGGGCCCTCAGCTGAACCGGTGCCTTCGACATAGCCGTAGTCAGCCGCCATCTTGGCCTGCCAGGAACCGTCGCGGGCCTTACGAACCTCGCCCTTGCCCGTCTCAATGACGAGAGGGAGACCCTGGTAGTCGAGCTTAGTCATAGACCTCGGCGCTTCGCCGTCATCTGGCATCGCCTCGTCCTTGATGCTACCGAGGTGACGCTGAGCTTCCTGGATCCCAACAGGTTGCCCAGCGTCACCGGCACCTTCCTCCTCGCTGCCCATGGCCTGTTCAGCGTTCGGAGGAGGAGCACCTTTAGCGGCTGTGATGTCCTCATCGGTGATGTTCGTCCAAATGCCGGTCTGGCGTGACGACTGCCGCAGCTCTTTGAGAGCCACGTCCTGAGTGACAAGACCAGACTCCCAAGCGCTTTGGACCGCGGTCGTGACACCGGAAGCAACGTCTGCCTTCTCTTTGTCATTCGGCACCTTGAGGGAGCGGAAGGTGAAGGTCATGTCAGCAGGCGGGTCAATCCCAAGCTCTGAGCGGCACAGCAGGTCGAGGATCACGCCCATGGGTTGACGCAGGCGGGTATCTTGCTTACGACGGATCGACT